CTATTTTTCATATTGCCAGGCGTGCAGCACCCTGAAAGCTTCCACCAGTTCGTGGAATTCCTGCCTGGTAAAGCTGGCCGTTTTTCCGCCGGGGAGTTCAAACACTCGGTTTGGAAAGGGTTCTGCTTTCGGACTTCTTACATCACCGCTGATTCGCAGCGATTCCAAGTGGGAGACAATCTCTGTTTTTCGGCTCTTGATGGCTTCAAGCAAGCTTGGCGTTAGCGCGTTCCGATTCCCCCTGAGCTTCAACTCTTCGCCGTCCAAAGCTAACGTGATTCCTTTATCTGAAAGCTGATCAATAAAGGAAATGATGCTCATACCTTTATTTCCAGAAAATCATCAGAGGCTGTATCCAGTTTGAAACTTTCGGTGTGGGGCCATACACTATAGGGTGACCCCTCTGGTCTACATTTAACGGAGTACAGAAAGGGATCGGATCGAACTCCCGTTCCAGAGAGTCCAACTCTTTTCATTTGAACCAGAGTCTTAAGAGTGGCCAGAATATACTGGCGGCGCCCAGTCACAGACTGCAGTATGTATTCTTTGTTAACCGGCTTTCCCGTGTCTGCCAGAAAACTTATAATCCTCGGTCCTATACGTTCCAAGGCTTGATGCATGTTTTTCTTTTGTGTCGGCATAGCTGGAGACCGTTCTCAGAAATAGCCTCTGCAGCAAAGTGCTACAGAGGCTGCATTATGACTATTCGCGGTCATGCTGAATTAAGCTGACTACATCTTGCAGCAAATCGCTGTAACTGAGTTCATCAACGCGGCTGCCTGGTCGGTACATTGCGCTCGCCAGCCATTTCCAGATGGCCCGCTTGATTTCACGCTCACTCCGGTTATGCAGCTTGCTCCCCCTCCCGTTACAATTTCAGAAGAGTCACAACTGACGACTTCAACGTAGAATTTGAATTCCTTCGTCACAGACCGGCAGGAGGCAAATCCGTTTCGGCCAGGAGCTCCAGGATCACCCTTATCGCCTTTGTCGCCTTTAAAACCTTGTGGTCCCGTGGCTCCTGTATCTCCCTTTGGTCCTTGTGGGCCGACACTACCCGTAAAGCCTCTCGGTCCAGCGTCGCCTTTCGCCCCGGCAGGGCCGGTTGGACCGGAATCGCCATTATCACCTTTGTCGCCTTTGTCCCCCTTATCGCCTTTAAAGCCTTGCGGACCCATCTCGCCTCTTTCCCCTCTTGGTCCTGTTGCGCCAGCGGGTCCTGGATTGCCCATTGGTCCCCTTAATGATTCAAGGGCAATCTGAAACTCGCCGCACTGGATCGAACCATCCTGGATTCTGCATCCTGCACCGGGTTCCCCTTTGTCTCCTTTAAGGCCTCTTGGACCTTCCGTTCCTTGTGGACCTCGAAGTGACTCGATGGAAATTTTCTGAGCGCCGCAGATGATTTGCCCATCCAGCACTTTGCAGGATTCGCCTGAATCACCTTTTGGACCGGAAGGCCCAATGGGACCAGTATTACCGATTTCGCCTTTGGGGCCGGTCAATCCTTGTGGACCTCTGATACCCTGTGGCCCCTGTGGTCCTGGATCACCCTGATCACCTTTGGGACCGCGCAGAGTTTCAAAGCTGATTCTGTAGTCTCCGCAGACAATGAATGCATCCTCGACTCTGCAGCTGCTGCCTTGCGGACCTTGTGGACCGGGATCGCCTTGAGGTCCCTTCATATTCTCCACTGAGCCAAGCCATTCCCCTGTCTCGCCGATGATGGGGCGGCCATTCACATAGAGAGCGTTGACATTCGTCTTCCCCTTGATATTGGTATTGCCGTTATCAACATTGATAATCATGGCTGGCGGGCAGTCATCGGAGGTGTCGCAGCGCCTCACACCACGGGGCTTTCTTCTGATGACGATGGCGCGTCCACCGGCTTCGTTTACGAATTCATTTGAAGGCAGGATATTGAAATCAATATCGATTCGGTCATTTGGAAATTCCGCCTGCGAAAGTCCAACCTCAGGTACGAGCCCGGCTAAAATCAGGGCACAAAAACAAAACTTTCTAAACATTCTTCTCTCTTTAATTCCTAATATGGGAGCTATGGATTCAATTCACGTTTACATAGTCTCTCCCTTCAAATTCGATCCTGCTCGCAAATGCATTCGGCTCCAGGATGTGTTCAACAGATTTGGACAGCCAAAGATCGTCGATGCCCTCCCCAAGACTCACAACCGTAAACTTCCGCTCGGCAAAAGCATCGGGATTTCCCGGAATGGTCACGGAAAGTTTTTCGTCGGAATTTTTAAGTTTCTTGAATTTTGACTCAGCTGCTCTGCGGGCCGTTGTCTCACTTTTATAGTGAAAGCGAATATCAAAGACCCTATCGTCCTTTCCTACCAGGACCTGACCCTTGCTGGCTGCTCGTCTGTCCCAGTAGCTGGCCTTGACCCCTGTATAGGACGTGTCGGCTCCTGTATATTCGTAGTCGATGAACTTTGTCAGACGCAGGGGCTCGATAGCCTTTCCACTCGAAGTCTCTCCAAGCCCCGACTCAGAAAAGATGAGAAAACCGCCCTGAGTCTTGACGATCGCATGATATCGACGGCCAATGCGGGAGAGAAATGCGAGATCACTTTCACTCTGATCTTCATGCTCAAGCATGATTCCCGAAAAAGACCGCGATACAGCCGATTTTAGGCCGTTCCTTTTGGCAATTGTCTCTACAAGGTCGGGCAGGCTTATCCCTTCCCAGGACTGCTCCCTCTGCGACTTTAGCGTTTGAATCGAGTGAATGGGAAAGGCGTCTATTTTGACTTCATGTGGCAAGCCGCGAGCCGAGATGCTTCGGACAGCAAAAGCTCCCATATCCACGAGTCGATCCTCGTATCCCAAGGAAACGTCGAGCCGTTGCCCTCTCGTTGGCCATTTAAAATGAGGCTGGTTCGACAGAACCATCTCCAGGTTGTCACTCTTGACTCCAGCCTCATCTTTCACAGACAGACGGATCAGCCGTTTCCCTATTTCCTCGGTTTCGTCTTTCCCTTCTATCAATAGTTTGAATGCCGGTTTCAATCAAAGAGCCTCGTGATTTGCACCAATGCCTGCGGCTTTTTTACTTCAGGAAGTCTCAGAACGAGTGGACGATCAAGCGCAAGGACACGACCAGAGTTATCGATGTCGTCCATCGCCTCTGGATTCTCCCTTAATACAGCCTCCACAGAACCGTCCGTGAAACCATAGACTTCAAGACATAGAAGGTCAATGTCATCGCCTTCGTTCACTTTACGCAGCAGCATAACTCTCCAATTCAATTGTGAAGTCAATTTTTCTTGGCGTTCCGTCGTCATGGAACTGAGTTCGGCTTTCCTTGATGGAGGTCACGATCCAATCACCAAGATATTCACCGACTGCAGTGTCAGCATAGATCAACGAATAGGGCTTCCCATCAGCCGCCATGTCACGGAGTTTTTTCAGCTGCCCAAGGCCACCACGAAAATAGGAATAGATTGAACCCTGGATCTGGATCTTCTCGCCGTCAGGTGCAATCCACTGCCTTACCGGGTGGCTGCCAATGATCTTTAGCTTTGCCCAGTCATAGGAGGAGTCCCGTTCAAGTTTTTGAAAGGGCACGCCCTGGGTTTCAAAGAGAAAGGTTCCAAGCCGGGCAAGATAATTCTTGCGGATTAAGGAATAGCTCAAAGGGCACCTACCGGGTCAAGATTGGTTCGGCTGGTTTGCCATTTGAAGGGTTCACGAACACCCTTCTGTACATGTTCGACAGCCCTTTTTGAACCCTCATCATTACTGAGCATGTGAAAGTCGTTCTTCTGGTTAACGACCTGAGTGAGGTTGCTTGAACTCGCTGTCGGGATTGGCCGCGCTACATTTCGTGGAAGGTCCGGGCCAGCGGCAGTCAGTTCTCTCAGCGGGAGTTTTCGACCATCCATGAGTTTCAACTCGGCCTTTGAATCGGAAGAAAAAATACCGGCGAGCATCTTGAAGTATGGTTTAACCTTATCAGCAAACCGTCGAAAATAAGCGGAAACCTTATCCCAATTGGCGACTATGAACCCAAGAGGTGTCAGCTCGACGAATGGTTTGATTGCATCCCAAACGGTTTTGACAATGGGAGTGATCTTCTCAAAAACTTTTGCCAGTTTGGTTTTAATGGAGTCCCAGTTCTTATAGACATAGACCGCTGCTGCTCCGAGCGCGACGGCAGCCGTTACTGCAAGCCCAATAGGGCTGACGCGCATGACAAGGTTCCATGCACGCTGTGCCAGAGCCACAAATTGAATTGACTTTGCCAGATTCCAGATCGAAGTGATGGCGGTTCCCGCTCCGCTTGCCATGGCTCGTAATGCGGTCCTGCTCAGCGCCATTGTCAATGCCCAGCCTCTTTTCACAATGCTGGCAAAATTGATGACTCCCGCCAGGGAACTCATTGAGAGTCTGAATCCAATGAGCAGGGCTTTGTTTGCAATAAAGCCAGCCGCCAGATAACCGAGCCACTTGGTAAGATTCCTATGCTCTCCAACCCAAAGGGCAAATGACTGTATCAGTGGACTCAAGTCCTTGAGAAGATCCGCAAGAGTCGGCAGGAAAATGCTGCCGATGGCAATGGCTGTTTCCTCAACCGAGGACTTCATGTTTTTCAGTGCGCCCCAGGTCGTATTGTTCAGTTTCTCAGATATTTCGGATGCAGAGTTCGTCTTTTCCAGATGTAAAGCCAGCTCAGAGAAACTTTTCTGACCTTTCGCAGCCTCTTCGACCAGGCTGCGCAACTCTTCGCGTGATCTGGAAAAGAGTATGGCCATGCTTTCATCACGATTGGACTGTGGCTCACTTTCCAGCGCATTGAGCACATCCCCAGTGATCTCCTCGTTTGAACGATTCTCACCAAAATAGCCTTTCTGAGAGATCCTGAGGCGCTTCAGTTCCGCTTGCGCTTTCTCACTGGAAAGATTCAGTTCGGCAGGAAGTGTTTCCTTCTTGATATCCTTCCTGGGAAAAACGGCGTTGAATCTCGCTTCGAGATCAGGACCTTTTATGCCAGCGAAGATCTTCGGCAATTCCGATGCGATCTGAGCCTTGGACATACCTTTCCTGATGGATAAACCAAATTCGTCAGCCAGGGGCTTAAGACGTTCGGGACTCATGGTTTTGAGTTCGTCGACCGCCGCACGGAAGGCCGGAGCCATTTCCAATTTTCTGATCTCAAGATCCAGGACTCCAGATTTTTTGGCTTTGATAAGTTCAACAGTCCCGGCTGCAGCTTCCTCGCCGCCAATTTTTTTGATCTTCTCCATTCGCTCGGCTGTGCCGAACCTGTCCAGTGCCCTGGCGATATCCCCTATGATCACCTGAGCACCGCGAAAGTTATCGTTCCCGTCCCGCGTCTTGACACCCAACTCATCAAGCGCTTTTTGGGCTTCAGCGGGTGGTGCGGAGAGACGGCTGTAAAGTGAACGAAGGGCGGTACCGGCCATCGAATCCTGAATGCCCACATTGCCCAGGACACCAGCCGACGCGCTCATCTCTTCGATCGTCGAACCCAAGGCCGATGCGATCGGAGCTACGTATTTCATGGTTTCAGCCAGTCCTCGAAGTGTGGCATTTGATCCTACGAAAGTTGCTGTCAGGACATCACCGACTCGGGCCATTTCCGATGCGTCAAGGCTAAAGCCCCTGAGCATATTGGAAGCCATGTTTGCTGTTTCGGCCAGATCGGTTTCACCAGCCTCGGCGAGTTTTAAGGTAGCCGGAAGCGCGGACTTTATTTCCCGTGGGTTGAATCCGGCCTAGCCGAGATAAGATTGCGCGTTTGCAGCATCAGTTGCCGAGTAGACTGTATCCTTGCCAAGATCCCTGGCAAGCCTCGCAAGTTCGGCAACTTCTTCGCTTGTAGCTTGGGTAGTTGCTCCAACCTTTGCGATGGCCTGCTCAAAATCTCCTGCAGTTTTAATCGGGACGGCAAGGGCAGCTGTCGAGGCTGCAAGAGTATAGAAATCCGATATGGCTGAGCTTTGAAGCTCTCTTGCCCTTTGCGCAAGCATACGGGAGCGACTGACATCAGCATAGGCATGCTGATTCTTCGCAAGCTGAACACCTAGCCTTTTCTCCGCGTTTGTCAGCTGATTGACGTCGTATCCGGCATCGGTCAATTCTTTCTCATACTGATCAACCCGGTCTTTCGCTTTTGAAAGTGCCGATGAGCTTATATCAAGCGACTTCGTAGCCTTGTCGATAGCCCTTTGGTTGCTCGTCACGGCAGCGGTCGTGGCACCGAGCTGGGTTTTGTGGTCAGCATAGACCGCAGACGCTTTTTGCTGGCTTTCCCTGGCAAGATCAAGCTTTTGACGGGCCTTGTCGACCTCAGCTCCAGCTTCACGAAGAGCCTTCTTCTGCTCGTCAGTCTTGGTCCTGTTTCGTCCAAACTCCGCCGTGAGCATCGAAAGTCGCGCTTTGGCAGTCATGTGGCTGTCAGAGCCTTTTTGCACCTCACGGTTGGCCTGAGCCAGTTCCTTTTTGGAATCCGAAACTATCTTTTTCAGACCAGCCTGGGCTGTCTCGGTGGCCTTAAGATCGCTCTTCAGCTTAACGATTTCAGCATCGTACCTGCCGGTATCTCGCGTCAGGTCTGAAACCCTTTCACGAAGAACCCTCAGTGTCTGAACACTTCCTGCTTGCGAACTGAGCGTGCCTATTGTCTGCTTCAGACTTGAAAGTCGATTTTCCGTAGTGGAAAGCGCGTTCCTGAAGGCCTGCCCGAGGGCGGCTCGTATTTCTATGTTGACTTGTCTTGTCATCCGAGTTCCCAGCTGCCGGTTTGAATGGACTGCGTTCCCTCCCGAGGCGCAGCATCCTCGTCATCCTCTTTCAAAGCCTGGAGCCAGAAGATAAGCTCATCCTCTGGCATCTCAAGCGTCTGGGACGCCGTGAACCCGTACTCTCGGTGCATCAATCTCACGGCTCTTGCGATTTCGATCTCGCCGCTTGAAAGCGGGATCGGCGGATTTTTTTTCCGCTCGTTTCTCAAGGAGAGTTACGACGTGTTGCGCTATCTTTTCAAAGTCTTCATCGCCGACTTGGTCGAAGGTTTCTGTGTCCATATCGCAGATCGATGCGCATAGTGACAGCAGGTTGTCAATCTCGGAGAGCGATCCGAGACTTTCGATCAAGCGTCGTTCCTTGACCCGGACACGGTTGGATGTTTCTATTTCGGTGTAGTTGACACTTTTAAATGTAAACGGTGATTCAAGAACCAATTTCAAACAGGGAATCCTAGATCAGAAGGTTTTGGCGTGTTATTGCGTTCTGGTCAATTGGACCAAGGAACACAATACCGTTGGGCATGTCGATATTAACGAGCGGCACTCCGTTACGAGTGAGGGACCATCGCCATACTGCAAGCTCTATGGACTGCATGGCTGCTTTGATGTCACCTGCCTTCCACGTTCCCGCTTCGATCTTCTTGATCCAGCCGGATAGAACGCTTACAACAGGCTCCGAAGGGCCTGCAGGGACCTTGACACTACCTGTCACGAGAGCTGTTACAAGACCCGTCGCGTTGAGGCCAGCAGCAAGGTAAGCTTCGTAGGTTTGCTCCAGGACTTTAAAAGTCGCTGTCAGCTTCTCAAGCGTTACAGGGATTTCAATGGCACCAGGCATGCCGCCGAGCGTGATCTCCTCAGCCTTCCAGCTGAGCTGGGGAATGACGATTTCTTCGACTTTCCCACTAAAGTTTGATCCGTTGAATTGAACAGTTGCATTCGTAAGTACAGCAGGTAAGAGCAAATGGAATCCTTAAGCGGCGTTCGCAGCAGTGGCGACCTGTGTGAGAAAGTCCGAAGTCACTTCCTCTTCAAACGTGAGTGTTTCGGATACAGGTGTAGGAGTGAAACGATAGGTGAAATAAGCCCTGCCATCGAAAAGGGCTTCCGGTGTGTTCTTTATTTTGTTTGGGACGCACTCGCCGCCTGCGATGGCCCCAAGGCCCATCAGGTATGCGAAATAGCTGTTAACACTCGCAGCAACTGTCTCAAAATAAGTAGCGGTGAGGCCCTTGGCGATAGCCCACTGGTGACTGATGATAAGGGCTTCTTTCACAGCATACCTAATCCTCAATTTCTGAAGTTGATTGGAAGTCAGATCAGTCTGGTCACCTGTGCCCCTTACTCCCCAAAGGCGAAAGCCCATGGCCCTTACGATCGTTGATACCTGCATCGCATTCAGTCTTTGCCCAAGCGACTGGGGATCATCGAGAGCGAACGAGATCGGAACACTGGTCCCAACGATTCCCTGGATTTCCCGATTTGAAGGGGACTCCCAATAGTTGATGGTTCCGAGAAGACCAGCGACGTAGGAACTGGCAGGCACATCCCTGTAGCCCTGTCCCTCCGCAATCTTAACTTTGGGATAGACGATGTAAATTCCCTCATCGCCATTGATATCCCGGTAGTCTTTCACTTTCGTGCCATCAGCCGGGCCGTCAACGACTCCGATGCCGTTCAATCGACGAGCGGTCTGTGCCAGCTTTTTAACTATGGGGTCAGCCAGAATCGCAAGAGGTGTATCCGGGTCAATGGCAACCGTTCCAGTGTGTCCGCCTGCAACAAGCACCTTGGGTTTGATGCCGGTGACCGATTCTGCGTCGAGCAGCTTTTCGATGGCTGATTCGATATCAGCAGTGGACTCAGATTTGGCTTTGACGACGACGACGGTGGGATTTCCCTGCTCATAAATACCCGTCAGAGAATCATAGAGGGTGCCTTTGGGCTCGCCCGACTCATAAATTGCCCCAAGGGCTTCCTCTTTGGAAAAGAATGCAACCGGGACCTCATCTTTGACACTGCTTTTGGAATGGGGAGCTGTGCCGACTGCTCCGATTGCACTCTGGTTGGGCGTGCGAATGATCCTTACCTCTTTGGTGCCGGATACAACGACGATCCCGTGAACGTAACCTTCAGACATACTTGACTTCAAAATCTCCGTGAAAAATACGTGTCAGTGTCCCTCGTGCAGGAGCGGACAATTCCAGCGCTGTGGTGATGGCTTTAAGCTGGAGCTGGCTCGGAACAAGGCCAGGATCAAGCTCATAGGTGGTTGGTGAAAGGCGGTGGAACCTAAAGTTTTGAATACCGATCCACGAGAGGGCCATTCGGATCGACTTGAGCGTTCCCCGGCAGCGCAGAAACTCACTTTTTTCCTGAAGCATCCTTCGGATGGAAATGGCATAAGGCGCAATCCTTTCAAGGGATCCCTCGACAAGGAGAGCCTCGATAAACTGCCCGCTTACGCCGCCGTCGCGGACGGCTAGCAAACGCTGAGGGGTATATGCTGGGAAATAGCGCCTTATATGATTCTCGATCAAGTGAGCCGTTCCAATGCCAATGTGATTTTACTGGGGCTTGGGTATTCAATCGCACGGGTCGGTGAGTCGGGTGCGTCTGAAATCGGGGTTTTAAGTTTGACGGTATCAACTGCGGCCGTATGCAGCTCCTTGGTGATCCAGGAAACGGAAGGCATCCACCCAAGCCGCAGCTCACGTTGCCAGGAGAGGAGCAGTGATTTCTGAATGGCGTCGAGTGCGCTTTGCCCATAGCCAGGTTTAAGGCGAAAGTCTGCCTGAATATTGACAGTCACATAGTTTGCAACCCTGACTTCCACGTCGTCCAAGGCGGGCTTCACGGATTCCCTGGTGAGATATTCAGCGACGGCCCGGGCAAGCCCATTTCCTATCGCAATGTCCTTGGAATCCGGGAGAATGTAAACGACGACCTTGCCTCCTTCGGGACGAACAGCTGCGTCCAGCACTCCATGAACGGCATCCCCCACCTTGAATCGTCCCGATAGTATCGCCAGGGCGCGGTACATTTCCCGGGATCCCGCAGGGGATGAAGCGCCGATAGCCAGCAGCACGCGGGAAAGAAAGTCTGCAAAGGCTTCTCCCTCACGACGCTGCCCCTGAAAGATAAAGTCCAATTCACTGGAGAGGGCGACAAGTTGTGCGAGCGCGGCATGATTGATCTTTTGCCGAATGATCAGCTCAGAGTAGGCGAGCTCGGAAAGAATCTGATATATGGGATCAGACGGCTGCGGAGTCTCAAATTCCGGCACTTCCCTGCGATAGGTTTCCGTGAAGCGAGTGAGCTTATCCTGAAAAATTTCACTGTGCTTTAAATCCTCGATTAAAAGGGGAATCTGCATGCTCAGCCCTCCACCTCGACAAGGCTATCCCGCCAGGCAATGCGGACCTTAAGTTTGACTCTTGCTTCCTCCACCGAAGGCTCGATGGAGACAAAGCGCACGGAAGGAATGGCCCGCTGGATGCCATCTCTGATATCGGAAGTAAGATTCAGAAGCCATTCGCTGGTTATGCTTTTGTCGACGTATTGCATCAGATCAAGACCAAACCACCGCATCATGGGGATCGAGCCCTTTTGCGTGCGAAGGATGCGGCGAATGCACTGCTGGACATAGGGTAATCCCACGAGGAGTTTTCCGGTTCTTTGATCCATGCCCATCATTGGAGCTTACCTCCCGAAAGGGGACCGCCACCTGAAGGGCATGCGCCGATAACCAGGGCGTTCTTTGTTATGTGAGAAAGAATTATCGCGGCCATTTTTTCCCAGGCTTCGTTGTAGTCCTTGACGTTTTTCATTGCGTTCTTGAGTTCAGACGCGAGGGCGCTTTCGGATCCGTGCAGCGGCATGTCTATCCAACAAATGATTCCAGCTTCTCCTTCAAAGGAGGAAGCCGGGTTGCGTTGCCGATGGATTCCCGATCACCCATCATCGTAGGGGTCTTGCTGGTCGCAATGATTTCAGCCATCTCTGCCAGCGTTGGTATCAGGCTGCAGGTGCTGTTTTTTATCTCGGCCTTGTCCGTTTCAAAGGAAATGGCCGCTGCCTTCACCTGGATCTTAAGACCATCCTGCCTTGTGATTGAAAGTATGTTTGACGCTGAGTCATAGCATATTGAGAATCCATCGCCAGTCTCAGTCACAAATAAATCAGCCAGTTCAGAAGGCTGATCGAAAGAGTCAGAATAAAGTCCACGAAGCGCGCATCCGAGTGTCAGATCCCCACCAGGGGAAAGCACCAT